TTGAAGACATGCTTCGCGTTCGTGACGCGTTGGATGCCGGAGGTAGTCACTACAAAAATGCATACCCGACTCCAACCAAAGACTGTAAATGGAAATGTCAATTCTTCGCTATCTGCCCGCTGTTTGACGACGGCTCGGCAGCAGAGGCCGCTCTGAGCGATTCGTTTGAGTCAGCCGACCCATACGGTTATTACGGAATCGAAGAGAAGAAAGGAAGTGAGTAATGGCAAATGCAGTTGATCGCAGTTTAACAATTATGGTTTATGGCGAATCAAAGGTTGGCAAGTCCAGCTTTGCTGTAACAGCCCCATACCCACGCCTCATGCTAGACGTTGAAGGTGGGCATCGTTTCCTACCTATCAACGTAAAGTATTGGGATCCGCTAACTGAGGAGCCGCCTCAGGCTGATGGAACTTGGGACACCGTTGTGGTCCAGGTTCGTGACTACGATGTAGTCATTAAAGCCGTCCAGTGGTTGCAGTCAGGAAAACACCAGGTCAAGTCCTTGATCATTGACTCCATTTCGGAGCTTCAGGTCAAGTGCATGGACAACATCGCAGGTACAGAGCAAATGAAGATGCAGCAGTGGGGCGAACTACTTCGCCACATGGGTGCTCTACTTCGTGACCTCCGTGACCTTACGATGCACCCAACCCAGCCGCTTGAGGCTGTGGTACTGACAGCTATGGCTCGTAAGGGTCAGGACGGTGTATACCGTCCTTACCTACAGGGTCAGCTAGCAATTCAGGCCCCGTACTTCTACGACATCCTAGGCGCAATCACAGTGGAGACGATGCCAAATCCAGACCCACTACAGCCACCATATAAGGTACGACGCATGTACGTCGAGCGTACCCCTGAGTATGAGGCTGGAGAGCGCGTACAAGGTCGTCTAGGTAAAGTAGTGGAGCAGGGCGACCTCGGCGTAGAACGCATGCTCGACATGGTCTTCGGATCAAAAGCAACAACAACAAGTAAAAAGGCATAAGGAGCCAAATGAGTACAATCAACTGGGCAGACCTCGTCAAGCAGGCGGGCGATGCCGGAGGCAACACCAATTATGAACCACTACCAGATGGTGACTACGAGCTAAAGGTTATTGATGCCAAGGCTACTACCACTCAGACTGGTAAGACCATGTTCAAGATCACTAACGAGGTGCAGGGCGGTCCATTCGCTAAGCGTCGCGTTTGGGACCAGCTAGTTGTCACTACTGACAACCCGAAGGCTATGAACATGTTCTTCATGAAAGTCACCGCTATGGGACTAACCACAGCGTTCTTTGACTCTAACCCAACTAATGCACAGATTGAGCAGGCTCTAAACGGTCGTACTTTCCGTGCCACGCTGGGTAAGCGTAGCTACAACGGAAATGAGAGTAACGAGATTAAGCGTTACTACAAGGTTCAGGGATCGGCCCCAGCGGCAACTACTGCTGGCGCAGCTGTTCCTCCACCTCCTCCTGCACCTAGTGCAGCTCCAGCGCCAGCTCCGGCTCCAGCGCCTGCTGCACCTATCAATGCAGAAGAACCATTCTAAATACAAGTAACAATGGCGGTGGGGTGTCTTAGGGCACCCCACTGCTCTTCCTTAGGAACTTATGAAAATTTTATTTACTGGCACAGCGTCATCCCACTGTAAAGCTCCGTCTAACGTTACATTTTTTGGGCTACTTTCTAAAGCAGTGTCTGAGTTTTCTGAAGTTGTTTGGGCAGCCCCTAAGCTATCTTGGACAGAAAAAGACTTAGAGGAATTTGACGTAATTATTTTTGGACTTACACCCCCCACATCCCTTAGTGCAAATAAAATTTATGGCGCTATGCACCTACTGGGCATGATGTACAACTCACCTAAGCTGAGGATAGTAGTAGACAACCAACAAATGTGGCAGTACAAAAACAGTGTAGAAGCGATCAAACGTGACGTTAACACACTATTTAGCCCTTTCTTCTCCAAGAAGTACGGATATTTTGAAGCAAAAGCAGACTCCGGTAGAAAATACATTGAGCTTGCGTCGACAAAACTAAAATCAGAAAGCACCCCCGTAATCTACTACCCAGCGTTGCCTTGGAGCTCCAACGATAGAGTTTCTTCAACTTTAGGGTTTGCTTCTGCAAATAAAATTAAAGGTTTAAATTTAGACTCGCTGCTACTTCTTCCAGAGCCGTATTCTGAAGGAGGCAGGTCAAACTTTTGGTCAGTAGAAGACACTAAGAGAAGCTGGTACACGGAGCTAAAACCTACACTGACTTTTTCCGAAACTGACGTTAGGTCCTCGAAGAGTTTGGACGACAAGTCAGCGGCCTCAATAATTAGATCTTCAGCCGGGCTAATCGTCCCGCCTCAGGAAAGAAAGACCGGAACTTGGTGGTCATATAGATACGTCCAAGCCCTAAACTCACACACCCCGGTGGCCACTCTATGGCAAGAAAGTCGATCACTAGACCACTCTTGGGCCTACTTGCCGTACCAAATAGAGGAGATGTCTGAGTCCCAAAGGGGCGAGCTGGCACGGGCTCAGTTGGAGTCGTATCAGCAGGCTATAAAACCTAAAAACATAATTATTGAAGAAATACAGCAAAATCTGATAAGCTTGGCGGAAGAGAGGATTTAAATGCCAGAAGTAAATCACGAATGGATTAGAGAGCAGCTAGAGGCTGCTAAAGTCAAGGTTGGCTCCGGCAAGGCAATACTAAAATTGCTGGAAACCTGGGAAGAGCTACCAAAATTGTCACCAGCTCTTATTGATGAAATTACTAACGTTTTCCCTAAACTTGTTAAGGGTCAGCCACTTACGGTTGAAGAGCAAGAAGATGACTATTTTTGGATTGATGTTCAACCGGGAAACATTAAAGTTGGAGAAATAGTTCGAATAAAAAGTGACGCCTTTGCAGAAAAACTCGGAACTATTCACAATGGAAGACGCGGAGTCGTCGTGGGTGTCCGATACGGCGATGTCATCGTAAATGACACTGATGGAAAAAATCCGCCACTTAAAGGAGTCCACTACTCGCCTTATAAGCTGGAAAAAAGAGTTAAGAAGCAAGGCTAATGAGAACTAGTTTTGAACTAAAACTTCTTGCAAACACATACGACAAAGCAAAAAAGACAGCTATTGCTGAAGTGGGCAGATTCCTAGGTATACCCGAAAATGAGGTAGAGGAGCGAGTCTCTATGGAACTAAAAATCTCGTACCCCAAGGCTGAGTCTTTAGTAGAGATAGAACAATCTGTAGAAGCTGGGATCTTTCAAGTGACTGTTTTTGGCTCTGTAAAGCAGAGTGTTGCTAAACCTTTTGGATTTGACAAATCCTAACTAACCTGCTAGCTTCTAAGCATGCAAACATTTGTACCGCTATTTGGCTCGGCGGACACCGCACAGGTTCTTGACCGCGCCCGTTTAAATAAGCAAGCCCTAGAAGGCTGGCAGATTCTGATGAACCTTGTGGAGCTAGATCCGCATGGCAATCACCGCACAGCTAAAGGCTGGCGTAACCACCCCGCTGTAAAGATGTGGCGAGGTCATGAAGGAGCATTAGTCTCGTACATTCTCAAGATGGTTATGGAGTGGGAAAAGCGTGGATACAAGTCCACAATTGGAACCAAGACTTTAACTACCTACACTCAAGCAGTGAAGCTCGGTCGTATTACCAGAGAAAGCCACCGCTATCCGGCTTGGATGAAAGACCGAGAGCTATTTGCTCAGATTGCGTCTAGTCACCGAATGGCACTGCTCAACAAAGATTATGAGTGGTATAGCCAATTTGACTGGCCAGAAGATACCGGAAAACGTCCAGACACGTATAGTTACATTTGGCCAGTGTAATTTGTAATTTACGGTAAGGTTACTAGCACTTGACTTTAGAATCTTTCTATGAAAGATTCAAGAATCGGCCAATCACTCTGGTCAATATGGGAGGGACTTGGCTATTTCGAGCAGCTTCCAAACTCTATCGTTTATTACACAGAAGACCATGTTGATTTAGAGCATGAAATAGTTCGAAAGGCTCTGGCGTCTTCTGTACAAAGAGACGGAATTGTGTTTTCTCTTTCTC